ACCGTTAACAACATTCTACCTCATGTTTCCAGAGTAAAAGAAGTTTCCAATAGTGGTCCAAATCAATATTTGGATTCCCTTTTGAAACCAAAGGTTCAATGTAATCGATAGCTTCGTTTAATTTGGAAGATAATATATTCTGAGATTTAATTACCTTGTCCATTAAAACTTTTTCTTCAACTTCACCTCTAGCAAGATTTAAATTTGCTAACTGAAGAAACATAAAAGATTTCGAAAGTTCATATACTTTTCTTCGAATGATAATGGATTCTTTTAATAATTTTTCCTCTTTCAATGATGATTTATCTTTTTTCATGATGTTGAAATTTTATGTTTGATGTGACATAGTAGTACTTAAATTTTCAAGGCAATATATTTTGGAACCTTCTATATGGATTATATTATCTATTCTGGCCAATAGCCAATTGCTAATTGATAATTGGCCAATTGATAAATCCTAAATCCTAAATCCTAAATGGTTAATGGTTTAATGGTAAAAACCTAAAAGGTAATAAACAATAAACAAAAACTAAAATTGGAAACTCGGTTTACGAGAAATTTCTTTGTAACTTGTTGAATTCCAATTAATTAGATGCCCTAAAACTGGGAATTTGTATTTAACAATTCCGGGATTTTTTCCTACACAACTCGCTGATAATGAACGACTCCTGAGGTAGAAAATCAAAATCCTGGAGAATCCCAGAATTGTTAAATCCTGTTAAAATTAAAAATCACATAAAATTATCACAATCCTATGAAACACAGAGATGAAATTTTTTCATGGGTCATGGCAATCCTAATTTTATTTTCAATGATTGGGGTTTCCTGGGTGACCTATAAAATCACAAAACGAAAATTTAAAAAGGAATCATCGAATAATTTCGAAAACCAAAAAACAGACACAGTTTATATCCCAGAGATTTTTACAATCCCTGAACCTTTCGAAATTATTATGAATCCTTCAAAGGTTGAAATTTATCGAAAGGATACAACTTCAAAGTATAATGAATTTTCCCTGCGGGAAAAAGATTTGGTGTTGTTCACACCAAATCGATTAGACAGCTTGATTATTGATTTGAATTATTTGAAGAATCTTCCAATGAATCCAAAACTATTATCACTTGATTTGAATCAAAACCAGTTGAGCTTAGGATTATTGGATATAAATGGGATCACGTCTAGAATATCTTATCCATTAAACCTTCAGAATTATTCCTATAGATGGAATGGAAATTCTTTAACAAGCAAAAAACAGCCAAATTTTAAATTTTATCCAACACTTGGATATCAATATCGAATTTTAAATAATTTTCAGGACATTGATCTCAAGTTAAATTTCAAGACTAAGGGATTTAATTACGAACTTGGGCTAAATGGATTTTACTATCCCAAATTCAAGAGTGATCCTGGATGGGATATCACAATCGGTTTAACTTATGAATTTTAAAAGAGAAAGAAAAGAAAATGGCGAAAAAGGAAATAGATACCTCTCACCTGAATGCCCAACAATTTAGAGAATTGGTTCAAGTACAAAAGGACGTCTTTTACTTCTCAACATTTGCTTATGTGGTTCACCCAGTAAGAGGTAAAACAAGGTTCCTTTTATATCCATACCAAAAATCAGTACTGCTTCCTAAAACATCGATTTAATATCATCCTAAAATTTAGGCAAGCTGGGATCACAGAATTGATTTCTCTTTATTGCTTATGGCTAACGATGTATCACCCGAACAAAAAGGTGAATATCATCTCCATTAAGGATTCAGTAGCAAAAAAGGTATTAAAGAAAATCAAATACATGTATAAGAATCTCCCAGAACACTTAAAAGTCCCCATTGTAAATGGTAGAATGGGTGAGCTGGGAACAGCCTGTATAACAGGCGATACCATGATCCTTGGTACTAAAACTGATTTCCCAATTCAATCCATAGCTCCATCTGAAAAGGGTTATTTAGATGTATCCGGTTTGAATATAAGGGTTCTTACAGAGAATGGTACTTTTGAAAGGATTATGAAAACTTTCAATAAGGGTAAGCTAAAAACTTACACAATTGTAAATGATCGCGGGTTAACCCTGAGATGTACTCCAAAACATAAATTATTAACTACCAAAGGTTGGAAAACTGTAGGAGAGATCCTTAAAAACAATCTAACAGTGGTTTTTAAGGATACCAAAGAACTTGTAAACTTAGCTCCACCAAAGGTAGAGAAACCAGTTACGGAGGAGATAAGAGAAACTAACATACCCGGGTATTGGGTATCCAATCTTGGTAGGGTGTTTACTACTAAAACCAAGAAAGGTAAAGGTCACGGTAGGGATGGTATAAATCCCTATGGGACAGAACTAAGGGTAATGGTTACTATGGTTAATCGACATGAGAGGGTCAAATTAACATACAAAGGTTCTCGTCAAGTGTATTCTGTACATAGATTGGTATGGGAAGCTTTTAAAGGACCTATCCCCGAAGGGATGATTATTGACCATATCAATGGTAATGGTTGTTGTAATTGGATAACTAACTTGCAAGTGATAACCTATTCGGAGAATACCAGAAGGGCTTTTACTATGAATAGAGTCTTAAAACAGTCTGTTCGTCAAACAGAGACATTATCATATAAACAGATAGGTCGAGTAAAAGAGCTTTTAAAAAGGGATAAATACCTAAATAGAGAAATAGCCAAACGAGTAAGTGGTGGGGATAAAGACCTATTGGATCAGAAGAAAGTATCTCGTATCAGTAGGGGAAAAAATTGTAGTGATATATATATCAGTAAGATAACTAAGGTAGATACTACCCTAGAAACCATATATGACATGGAGGTAGAGAATTACCATAGTTATATAACTACTAATGGGTATATAAACCATAATTCTACAATTGAATTTATCAATGGCTCTTTTATAGAATCTATCCCAACCTCGGAAGAAGCAGGACGTTCAGAATCTCTTACTTTATTGGTAATCGATGAAGCTGCAATTGTAAGATGGGCTTCTACGATTTGGGCAGCAGCGGCCCCTGCAATTTCCACTGGTGGGAGTGCTATCCTAAATTCAACTCCCTATGGAATTTCTGGCTTCTATCACTCAAAATGGGTTGAAGCGATTACGGATTCTGATTCTCCTTTTCACCCTATTCGATTATATTGGAAAATGCACCCCGAGCGAGATCAGAAATGGTACGATACAATGTCCAAAGCTTTGGGCCCAAGAAGAACAGCTCAAGAGATTGATGGTGACTTCCTTTCTTCCGGTAGTACTGTATTTGATCTTACAGATATTAAGGCAATCGAAGATACCCTATCGGAATACCCAGTAATCGAAACAAGGTTTAATGGTCAGTTAAGAATCATGGATAAACCAAAACAAGATGTAAGATACTTTATTGGTGCTGACGTTGCTACAGGACGTTCTAATGACTACTCCGCTTTTACTTTGGGTGATTCTAATGGAGAAGAAGCTGCGGTATTTAAAGGGAGAATCCCAGTAGAGAAGTATGCTAAAATCTTGGGCAATCTGGGAAAAGAATTCAATTGGGCAACAATTGCCCCTGAAACTAATGATATTGGTTTGGCAGTAACAACTTTACTTCAAACCGAAGGATATCCTCAATTGTATTATCATAAAAAGCTTCTCAAAAAGAAAGGAAAGTCAAGGCCAGAAGTAGAACAATATCCCGGATGGATAACCACATCTAAGAACCGATCCCTAATCATTGATGGATTGGAAGAAGATATCAGAAAAGATAACATTACAATTAAGGACCCATTTTTTGTTCAAGAGGCTTATACCTTTATCTATGATTCAATAGGCAGGCCAGTAGCAATGGGTAAACACAACAGAAACAATCAAACCTCAGACATTGACATGGATGAGGAAACCTATTCGGATGATAGTATTTTTGGTAAAGCAATATACAATCATGTGAGGAAGAATTACAAACCTTCATTGATAATTCAACCTAAATAACAAAATATATGGTATTACAATCAATTGGGAATTGGTGGTTAAACTTAATTGGTGTTCGGAGGGATGATTCGAATGCCTATAAGGATAAACCAAAGTCTGACCCCAATCCAAGAACCACAGCCCCTATCCCACCGGGTAGGGTTTCTGTGTCTAATGATACTACTGATATGTTATCTGTATTAAAGGGAGAAGCTGACTTTGTTACTCCTTCTTTTCGTACAGAAATCATCCCACTTATCAGAAGTCTTTATAAAGTTAACCCAGATGTAGGTATAGCTGTTCAGGATATGTTTAAGTTGGGAAATACGAAACATTTTATCGAATTCCCACATAATACTCCGGAAGAAGCTTTAAAAATGAGGAAGCATCTCAGGGATGTTTCTAAAACCTGGTCTAATTATACAGCAGGTATCTTTGGCTTAGTAAACAAGATGTTTGTTCAAATGCTTGTTTCTGGTGCCATGAGTATGGAAGCAGTACCAAAAAAAGACCTATCCGGGATTGAAAGCATTATCTTCATTAAACCAGAGGACATTGTATTCCAAAGAGATCAAAATGGTAAATATCGACCCTACCAATTGAACAAAACTTGGAATCATGGTAAATCAGAAAGGTTAATTGAACTTAATCTTAACACTTACATCTACCTTTCAATGTTTAATGATACTGATGAACCTTATGGGATTCCAACTTTCATGGCTGCATTGGATTCATTAAAGACCCAATCAGATATGAAAATTAATACCAAACATATCATGGAATTGGTTGGTATGATGGGATTCTTAGAAGCCAAAATGGCAAAGCCAGATATATTACCAAATGAAAATCCTAAAGCCTACGAAGCCCGATTAAATCGAATGCTTCGGGAGTTAAAGGTTAACACAAGGGAAGGATTAAAAGATGGTACTGTAGCTGGCTTTATCGATGATCATGAATTCAAGTTAAATTCCACTACCAAGGATATGGGTAACTTGGATAAACCCTGGAACATGAATCAACAATCAGTGGCTAATGGTTTGGGTATCTCGGGCTCTATTATTGGGGTATCCAATGACAACAAAACAGAGGGGGGAACAAGTATCATGTTCTCCAA